GTCGCGGCTATATATGTTATAAACTACCAAATAATTCTAAACAGATACGGAGCATAATATTATGACTACAAACTACACAGTACAGCTATCAGGCGCAGCGCAAGCATACTATAAAGCGCAGCGATTCAACCAACCAACGCCAAGCGCAGGCATTGTTAAAAATATAGACTTGTACGATTTCCGTCGCGCCTTTGCAGACTATAACCGCGCTGACCAATTTAGCTATGAAGGGTTGGACGCATTGTTTTATTGGTTAGAAGAATTATCAGAAGATACTGATAAGCCTTATGAGCTGGACGTTATAGGGCTATGCTTTGAGTTTAGCGAATACAACGACCTAGCAGAGATACAGGAAAATTACAGCAGCACAGATATTGATAGCATTGAAGATTTACGCGATCATACCAGTGTCATAGAATTTGACGGTGGGATAATCATTCAGGACTTTTGAGAGGTATAAGCTAATGAGTTACTTTAAGACAGTAAACCTAAACCCAACGGCGGCGGCAGTCTATAGAGCCAACGAGAAGCGAGAGCAAGAGCGCAAAGAGCGCGAAAGACTAGACCATTGGGCGCGACTGCGCCGTGACTATCCAGCTATAGAGAGGGCAGCACAATGAGAGTATTGATTGCATGCGAATATTCGGGAAAGGTTCGGGAGGCGTTTAGAGCGTTAGGTCATGATGCGTATAGCTGCGACCTGTTACCAGCAGACGATAACAGCCCGCACCATTACACTGGCGATTGCTGGCCTGTTATTGCCGAAGGTTGGGATTTAATCATTATGCATCCACCGTGCACCGCGTTAGCTGTTTCAGGGAATCGCTGGTACGGTTCAGGAATGCCAAAGAATAACGAGCGCATAGAGGCAATAGAATGGACGCTCTCACTATTTGAACATGCAAAAAAGCATGCGCCAAAGGTAGCGTTTGAAAATCCAGTAGGCGTGTTACCTGTTAAGCCTACGCAATATATACAGCCCTATCAATTCGGCCATGCTGAAAGTAAAAAAACGGGGCTCTGGTTGCATAATCTACCGCCGTTAACCGCCACAGATGACGTAGAGGCGCTATGGCGTACATTGCCAAAGAAGGAAGCGCAGCGTATCCACATGTTACCACCGAGCGCTGATCGCTGGAAAATCAGAAGCGAAACCTTCCAAGGAATAGCCGATGCAATGGCGGCGCAATGGTCTAAGTAATTCCCCGTAGTAATCCCTCCATTTGCCCTAGTTAATCGCTAGGGTTTTTTTTGCCTGCTATATTATATAAGCCTATTTAAGCCTGTTTAAGCGTAGCCAGTACCCTAGGTTATAATAAACCTTAAACGCGCTTACACGGCTATCCTGGAGCTTCTATGGCTATTGGTTAATATAATATCGTGATATAAGAGACGCTATGGTCCCCTATGAGGATCGCAAGAGAAAAATGTTTGCATTCCATGTTGACAGGCTGTAAGATAGTATTTTTAAACAACAATAGAGAGAGATAACAATGGCTATTAAAATCTGGGGTACTAGACCTCATTCCGAAGATACGTGTATAACTATTAAGGCTAAGGATATAAACGAGCTTAGAACAGATATTAAACTAGAGCGAACATATGCAGACAGCTTGAGTTTTTCAACACATGCCTATCATGTCGAGATAAACGGCAACGCTTTGCATGACATTTTTTTAGATAGTTTAAGAGACAATGTTAAATTTAGGAAAGCAGTAGCAGGATACATTAAAGGATTGGAGGAAAATGACAATGATAATGCCATGTAGAGTAACTGATCAGTGGGATAAAGAACCAGACGGAACAGAAAACGAAGAACCTGTTTCCCGTAATAGAGTAATAGAGCATTGCGAAATGCTGTTAAACGATATTATGGTTAACTGGGAATATTGCAAACAAAAGAGAGACTTTGTACCAGATGAGGATGATATTGATTTAATAGAGGCGCTGCACGGTGAAATGGAGTTTTACTTAAACAAACACTATAGAGACGCTGAAGATGCTTTAGAGAGTAAGAAAGATAACAATTAATGGTTATAAGAAAGAGCGCTAAAGGGCGCTAAAGAACTATAAAGTCTAAATTATCATAAAAAAGGTGATAAAACAATGTCGAATAAGATAAAAATGTATACTAATAATAGTAATCATGTTAAATTAGTGCCTAATGCGTGTTATTCCATTAAAGAATTGCATTTGATTACTAAAATAGCACTGAGTACATTGCATAATAGAATGGGTTATAAAGATAGTTTTGGAGATAGAGAGTTACGTCAGGCTGAAAAGCCCATTGTCTGGCCTATATTGGAGTCAGACAGCGACAAACTCTCTGCTAAGTGGTTAAAAAGGAGTATAGCTAATGTTTAAAGAGTATATGACCAACGGCGGTGAGCTATCGCCAGAAGTACAAGCAGTGATGAAAGCGTCAGCAGACATAGCTAGAGGCGTGTTTAGCTTGCAAGAAGCTGCAAAGTTCTATAGAGTCAGTGCCAATGAGGTAATGCGCTTTATAGCAGAGTCCACAGAATACGATATGATTTTCAACAAAGGTAAATAATATGTTTTATACGACAATATTCGGTAGAAGTTCTAGCATAGAGATAAGAAATGGCGTTGGTTTTGATCTAGAATTCGTTGATTCAAGACCTGTATATGTGCAGAATATCTACACAGAAGACTTAACAACAAAACCTTTCCAAGGGACTATTTTGTTATTGCCCTTGCTCGTTATATCACTAGGCAGAGTATATGAGGAAATTGAACAATGAGTTTACTAACGCACCAGCCATGCCCTGATTGTGGCAGTTCAGATGCGCTACAGGTTAACGAGAACAGCACCTATTGCCATTCCTGTGGCACGTACACCAGAACAGATGACGCAGAGTTTAGTATTGAAGTGCCAAAGAGTTACGAGCCTAAAGCAAAACCTAGTTTTAATGCTGTAGAGAATCTGCTTACTACTGGGCGTTATGCTGCAATACCCGCTAGAGGGCTTACAACATCTACTTGCAAAACCTATGGCATATTAGACACGCCAGAGAAAACTTACTTTAGTTATTACGGTGCAGAGAGCGATACAATTCCCGTAGCTGCGAAGGTTAGGTTACCAGATAAACAGTTCTCTACCGTGGGTGACTGGAAAGATGCTACGCTGTTTGGTCAAAACCTGTTCAACGGTGGCGGTAGGTATGTCACTGTCTTTGAAGGCGAGTATGACGCTGCCGCAGGCTATCAGATGCAAGGTAGTAAATATCCTTGTGTTAGTGTGCGTAATGGCGCTAGCGCAGCCCTAAAAGACTGTAAAGCAGCCTACGAGTTCCTAGACAGCTTTGACGCTATTGTTATATGTTTTGATAGTGACGATGTAGGACAGAAAGCAGCTAGAGAGGTTGCAGAGTTGTTTGGTGGTAAGTCATCTATAATGAAGCATCCTTCAGGCTATAAAGATGCTAACGACTATTTGATGGATAACAATATCAAAGACTTTACAGCAGCATTCTGGGCAGCAGAGAAGTTTGTACCAGACGGTATCATCAACGGCGCAGCACTCTGGGAAGAGGTTAACAAGCCTCTAGAGAAGTCAGCAGTGATGTACCCGTGGGACAGCCTTAACAAGTTAACCTACGGCATTAGAGAAGCAGAGTTGATAACAATCACAGCAGGTTCAGGACTGGGTAAGTCACAGTTTGTTCGTGAGATAGTGTGGCATATACTTAATAACTCTGATCAGAACATAGGTTTATTGTTCCTAGAAGAGAACGCCAGAAAGACTGCACTGTCGCTTATGTCACTAGCGGCTAATAAGCCACTGCATCTACCAGACACAGAAAGCACTGAAGACGAACGCTGGGAAGCATTTGAAAACACTATGGGCACTCAGAGAATGTTCCTGTTTGACCACTTCGGTAGCACCAGTGTTGATAACATTGTCGCCCGCTGTCGCTACATGGCTAAAGCGTTAGACACGAAGTATGTCTTTCTTGATCACGTTAGTATTGTTGTATCAGCTCAAAGCAACGGTGATGAGCGTAAAGCGCTGGACGAGATATGTACAAAGCTGCGTATGTTAGTGCAAGAGACTGGTATCACATTGTTTATGGTCAGTCACCTAAAGCGTCCAGACGGCAAAGGTCATGAGGAAGGCGCAGCTAGTTCACTGTCGCAGTTGAGAGGCTCTGCATCCATCGCACAGCTATCAGATATGGTGATAGGACTAGAACGTAATGGACAGGCTGATGACCCTACAGAGCGTAACACCACCTACGTGAGAGTGCTAAAGAATCGCTTTTGTGGCACTACAGGCAAGGCAGGCGGGTTGCTATTTCACCAGGACACTGGTAGAATGAACGAAATCAAAGAGGAAGCACTGTGATGAGATGTGTAGCGTGTAACAAGGCATTAACGGATTTTGAATCTACTAGAAAGTCAGTACAGAGTGGCGATTATTTAGATATGTGCAATGATTGCTACTTTTACACCGACAATGACATTAACACGATTGACAGAGAAGACCTGCGATCAGAATCAGACAACATTGTGGAGAGTCAAGAATATGAGCAAGATTGGAAGCTGGGTAGTTGAGTTACAGCAGCGTAAAGCTGATATAAAGTATACTAACCCCTACGAAAGACACAGCAACAAAGAAAGCAAAGCGAGTCAGTATTATGTTGATTACACTAGATATAGAAACCAACACTAAACACGACATTATATGGGTGGTAGTAACTCAGAACGTAGACACTGGCGAGATGCTAGAACACTACAGTGCTGAGACACTAGAACCTGTATTGCGTGACTCGATTGGTGTTATTGGTCACAACATCATAGGCTTTGACGCACCAGTGCTGGAGAAGCAATGGGGATTGACTATAGACCCTAGCAAACTCAAAGACACACTAGCACGTAGCAGGCTGTGGAATCCGTCACTAGAAGGTGGACACAGTTTAGACTCGTGGGGAAAACGCTTTGGAGATCATAAGATAGACTTTGACGACTACGATGGTGGTCTGTCCGATGAGATGGTGAAGTATTGCAGGCAAGACGTAGCACTTACCACTAGGCTTTATAAACATTTAAACAAACAACTTAAAGACGAAGGGTTCAGCGATCAATGCGTAGATTTAGAAGAGAAGGTGTACATCATTACGGCTCAGCAGGA